TTAAATACCTCAATTACATTTCATAAATAGATAAAAAACTGCTCAAATGGCTGCAATTATAACTGATCAGATTAGAATATTAAATGCTAAGAATTTTGTTGCTGGAGTAAGTTCTTCGGGTAATTCATATTACTCTTTTATAGGACTACCAAATCCAACCGAAATTCAATCTGATTGGGATACTAACCCACCTTCACCAAAAGATTCATTTGATGAGGAGAATAGTTATTGGGATACTATGATTGCACTAAAGAGAATTAGTGCGTCCGAAGTCAGACAGGTTGTACAGAAAAGAGTTTGGTCGTCAGGTACAACCTATGATATGTACCGCCACGATTATAGCAGATCTAACACTGCTAAAGTCTCTGGTGCAACAAATTTATATTCAGCGTCTTACTATGTTTTGAACAGTGATTATAGAGTTTATGTTTGCGTACAAAACGGAACAACTCCAGACACCCCAAACGGAAAACCTTCACTGGACGAACCAACCTTTACTGATCTAGAACCAAGATCAGCAGGTTCAAGTGGTGATGGTTATGTTTGGAAATATCTTTACACATTAAAACCAGCAGAAGTCACTAAGTTTGAAACCTCAGATTTTATTCCCGTTCCTGCAAATTGGGATACTTCGACAGATAATGCATCGGTAAGAGATAATGCAGTAGATGGTTCGATCAAGATTGTAACTATTACAAATAAAGGTGTGGGTTTAGGAACTGCAAATAGAACTTACACTAGAGTTCCCATCAAAGGAGATGGAACTGGTGCCGAGTGTACTATTGTTATTAACAATGATTCGAAAGTAGAAACAGTAACAGTTTCAAGTCAAGGATCTGGTTATACTTATGGAAACGTCGATTTGCTTGCTGGTGGAGTTCCAACAGGAACAACCAGACCAGCATTTGATGTAATTATTTCTCCAAAAGGTGGCCATGGTGCAGATGTTTACCGCGAATTAGGTGCGTATAATGTCCTTCTTTATTCTAGAATAGAAAATGATATTCAGAATCCAGATTTTATTACCGGAAATCAAATTGCTAGAGTTGGAATTGTAGAAAATCCTAGAGTAAGCACAGGAAGTTTACTTACAACCGATAAAGCAAGTGCAGTTTATGCACTTAAACTTGCTGGAGCAGGATATAGTTCTGCAACATTCACAGCAGACTCATATGTAACACAGACCGTTGCAACTGGAACTACAGCAGTTGGAAGAGTTGTTAGTTATGATCAAACTACAGGAGTTTTAAAATACTGGCAGGATCGCTCTCTTGCTGGATTTACAACTGTTGGAGTTGCAGTTACAAGTCCAACTTACGGTTTTGATCTAACTGAATTTACCAACTCACCATCCACTGGTGGAAGTTTAACAATTGTTCCATCTTCAGGATCTAATCTAGCAATAGACACTTCGTTTACAGGTATATCTACCGTAATAAATAGTAGGACATATTACCTTGGTCAGGAATTTACTAACGGTCTAGCTAATCCTGAAGTCAAAAAGTATTCAGGAAACATCATCTACGTAGATAACCGACCAGCAATTACTAGATCATCTAACCAAAAAGAAGATATTAAAGTCATTTTGCAGTTCTAAAGAATTATGTCTCAGGAAACTAACCTCAACGTAGCTCCATATTTTGATGACTTTGATGCAAATAACGGTTATCACAGGGTCCTATTTAAACCAGGATACCCAGTTCAAGCAAGAGAATTAACAACTTTACAATCTATTCTACAAAATCAGATTGAAAAGTTTGGTCAGCACTTTTTTAAAGAAGGTGCAAAGGTTATTCCGGGCAATATTGGTTATACTCAACTATATTATGCAGTAGAACTTCAAAATACATACCTAGGAGTTCCTGTTGCTGCTTATGCAGATCAATTAGTAGGCACAAAAATAACAGGACAATCTTCGGGTGTTACTGCAGTAGTAGATAAAGTTTTACTTCCTACTGATTCCGAAAGAGGAAATCTAACACTTTATATCAATTACTTAGCGTCAAATACGCAAAATAATTCAACTCAACAGTTCTCAGATGGAGAACTTTTAACCTGCAATACACAAATAACCTCAGGACTTTTAGGCAATTCTCTGATTGCTGTAGGTCAACCATTTGCATCAACTGTTGCAAACAATGCAACATCAATTGGATCAGCATTCTCCATCACTGAAGGTGTCTACTTTATTAGAGGTCAATTTGTAACTGTTAATACAGAGACTTTAATTCTTGATCAATATTCAAATACTCCAAACTATAGAGTTGGTCTATTCGTCAATGAAGAAATTGTAACTTCTGATATGGACGAATCCCTGAATGATAATTCTCAGGGATTTAACAATTATTCTGCTCCAGGAGCTGACAGACTTAAAATTACAGTTTCTCTATTCAAAAAAGCAACAACTGATTTTGATGATGGAAGCTTTGTTGAACTTGCAACCATTAAAGAGGGTATAATTAGATCCCAACAAACAACTCCATATAATAGTATAACTGACGAATTAGCAAGAAGAACATTTGCAGAATCTGGTGATTATTATGTAACTCCTTTTGATGCTTCTTTAAAGGAATCATTGAATGATAACGTAGGAAATAATGGTCTATTTGGTCCAGGTCAGTTTACTTATGGTGGATCAACCCCATCAAATGACCTAGCAGTTTATCAGATCTCTCCAGGTAAAGCATTCGTCAGAGGATATGAATGCGAAACTATAAGTTCGACATTTTTAGACTGCCCAAAACCAAGAACTACCAAAACTCTACAAAACCAATCTTTAAATTATAACACAGGCCCAACTTTAAAGTTGAACAGAGTTTATGGTGCTCCAAAGATTGGAATTGGTAATACATATATCTTAAGTCTTAGAGATTCTAGAGTTGATACAGATCAAAAAACTTCTCCAGGAAAAGAAATAGGTGTTGCAAGAGTTTATGATTTTAGACTAGAGTCTGGATCATATGACACTGCAAATTCAAATCTAAATCAATGGAATATTTCTTTGTATGATGTTCAGACAATAACAGAGATTACACTAAACGAAGCAATTACACTATCGACTCCAACTTTTATCAAAGGCAAAAACAGTGGGGCAACGGCGTTTCTAAAAGATTCAGTTACTGCTGGAGTAGCACTCACAGTTTATGAGAAGACCGGTGATTTCATTCTGAACGAATCTTTTATTATTGATGGTATCGAAAATACTAGAGTTGCAACTGCAATTACTTCCTATGGTATTTCTGATGTTAAGTCTGTTTATGGAATTGTTGGATCTGCATCAACTTTCTCCGCAGATGCAATTCAATCTGTAGCGTTTAATGTCGGAATTGCTAGCGTCACTCCTCTTTCTGGTGGTATTAGTACTATTACTAGTCCAAATGAATTATTCCCAGGAAGGGTCGTCAAAGTAGGTGGATTGATTCAATATAATGATCCTGCTTTTACTGACCCAGTTTATGCAAGAGTAGTCAGTACTGGAAATACTTCTATTTCTGTTAGTGGCATTACCACAGTAACTGGAATTAACCAAGCAAAACTACCAACAGTTGCTCTTAACGTAACTGATCTTAAAGTCTTAACAACAAACTTAGAGACTTCAACTGATAATACTCTATATACAAGACTTCCAAAGGTTAACATTTCAAATGTTGATCTAACAAATGCTGTTCTCGGTATCAGAACAGTCTTTACTGTCAATATTTCTGGAAATCAAACTACAACTGTAACTGCAGGAAGTGATGAAACTTTCTTACCATTCGATGAAGAAAGATATGCTCTTATTAATTCAAACGGCCAAACTGAAGTATTAACCTCTGATAGAGTACAAATTGATTCAAGCGGAACATCACTTGCAATCTATAATCTTTCAACTGCATCGGATACTGGAGCAACTTTAATTGCAACGACAAGAAAGATAAAACCAAAAGAAAAATTAAAGAGAAAGAACAGAGTAAACTATGTTATTGTAGATAAGTCTAAGTACGAATATTCTGGACTTGGAGCAACAACTTTAAATGATGGTCTGTCTTATGGAAACTATCCATTTGGAACTAGAGTTCAAGATGAAATTATTTCCCTAAATGAAGCAGATATTATCGAAATTCACGGAATCTTTGAATCAGCAGACACCTCAAGCGCATCGGCACCTACCGTTGTTCTTTCTTCTATTAATGGTCCAACAGCAACTACATCTGATTTAATTATTGGAGAGAAACTGACGGGACAGACTAGTGGAGCTGTTGCTATTATTGCAGAAAGAATAAATGATACAAAAATATCATTCATTTACAAGAATCAAAAGACATTCAAAGAAGGAGAAACTTTAAGATTTGAAGAATCTCAAATCCAAGCACTAGTTCAGACAATAGATTCTCCAAGTTTTGATATTTCTTCTAACTTTATATTCACGAATGGACAAGAAGCAACCTTCTATGATTATGGTACGGTAAAGAGAAAAGAAGGATTCCAAGAACCATCTAAAAAATTAAAAATATATTTCTCCAACGGATATTATCAATCAAATGATGATGGTGATATTACAACAGTTAATTCCTATAATACATTTGATTATGCAAAAGAAGTTCAAACTGTAAATGGAATTAGAAATACTGATATCATTGATATTCGTCCAAAAACTTCAACATACACTGTCAGTGTAGATGCAAGATCTCCATTAGAATTCTATGGAAGAACTTTCAATTCATCAGGAAACTCTGCTAGAAATATTCTAGCATCCGATGAATCAATCTTAACATCATTCTCATTCTATCTCGGAAGAATTGATAGAGTTTATCTTACAAAAGAAGGTAAATTCCAAGTCAAGTATGGAGTGCCAGCAGAAAGACCAGAGAAGCCAGTATCTGTTGATGATGCATTAGAAATTGCAACGATCAACCTACCTGCATATCTTTATAATGTTTCTCAGGCATCTATTCAATTCTTAGAGCATAAGAGATATCGAATGGTCGATATCAAACAACTTGAAAATAGAATTAAAAATCTTGAATACTATACAGCACTGTCTTTATTGGAAACAAACACAGCAAATCTGTTTATTCCAGATAGCGATGGACTCAATAGATTTAAATCAGGTTTCTTTGTTGATAACTTTACATCCTTATTAGCACAGGAAGATGCAGTTCTTTATAAGAATAGCATTGATATTACTAATAAGCAACTAAGACCAAGACACTATACAAACTCTGTTGATTTAATTTTTGGTCCAGTAACTGGTGTAGATCCAACTGAGGATCTTGCATTCACTCCGGTTGAAGGTGTAAATGTAAGAAAATCTAAAGATGTAGTTACTCTAGATTATGCCGAAGTTGAATGGTTGAAGCAATCGTTTGCAACTAGATCGGAAAGTGTCACTCCTTTCTTAATCAGTTTCTGGCAAGGATCTTTAGAACTCACTCCAGCAACAGACACTTGGGTAGATACTGTAAGACTTGAAGCAAAGATTATTCAAGCAGAAGGTAATTATGCAGAGACACTATCCAATGCGGTTAGAACTCTCAATGTAGATCCTCAGACTGGATTTGCACCTGTGGTTTGGAATGCCTGGGAGACTAACTGGACTGGCCAAGAGGTTATCAACACAACTAGAACCAGAACTGAAACCTCTGGTGGTAATTGGGTTGGTTGGGCTGGTCAACCTGGAGGCGGTAGAAGAGATGCATTTGGATCTCAGACAACTTCGGTTATCCAAGACAATCTCAGAGAAATCAGAGACACTGGAGTTCAAACAAGAACTGGCACAAGAACGATTATAACTGAACAATTTGATAACACCTCCGTAGGTGATCGTGTTGTAAGTAGAAATCTTGTTCCTTATATGCGTTCTAGAAACGTTCAATTTGTTTCTAAGAAACTTAAACCACTAACTCAAATTTATGCATTCTTTGATGGTGTTGATGTAACCAGATACTGTGTTCCAAAACTCTTAGAGATCTCTATGGTTTCTGGAACATTTGAAGTTGGTGAAAAAGTTATTGCAACTGTTCAGAATACAGGACTTAATCCAAGTCTTGGCCAAAACTCAGCAAGAATTTCTTTCAGAGTTGCACAATCAAATCATAAGGAAGGTCCATATAATACAGCAACAACAACTTATCCAAGTAACCCATATACAGGCCAAGTTTTACAGTCAACATATTCATCTACTTCAAATATTCTAAACGTTGATACATTCTCGCTTTCAAATCAACCACAGGGAGAATATAGTGGATGGGTAGAGTCTGGAATGATTCTTGTTGGACAAACTAGCGGCGCTCAGGCAACTCTAACCAACGTAAGACTTGTTTCAGATCTATCCGCAACTCTGATTGG